TCTTCATTGTATGTGCTTTATCTATGTCTACACGTACACCTTTAAACCTCATATCAACCAGGCATGGAAACAATTCTGTTTCTAAATCAAATATGTCTTCTAAGTCTTGATTAATAATTTCTTTTTTCATTTCTTGCCATAAGCCAAGAGTTGCTTCTGCATCTCTTTCAGCATAGGCACCCACGTGCATTGCAGGCAACTTATACATTTCTGCTTTAGGATCTATACCCCATTCTTCTGCAGCTTCTGCAAGTGCAGCTTCGTTTTTACCATAGCCCAGGTAATGCCACGATAAACTATTAAGGTCATATCTAAATCTATTCTCATCTGTAATTGCTGCAGCTATCATCGTGCAGACAATGTCGCCATTAATTTTAAAACCTAACGCTCTAATCCAACAAACGTCATACATTGCATTGTGAAAAATTTTTGTTGATGGGGCTTCTAGTATATCTTTAAACCAAGATAAGACTCGTTTCTTATCCATGTTACCACCACCTTCGTGACCAATAGGAAAATATCCCTTGTAGTTTTTAGTTGCAACAGCAATACCTATTACTTCTCCATTACCTATTACAGCACCAGATCCTTTCTTTAATAGGTCTGGATCTTTTGTCTCCAGGTCAATAGCTATCTCATCTACCTTACGTAAGTCTGGAAATTCTGTAGGTTTAACCCACTCTGTTTGTGCTTCAAACTTAGGAATTTTCATTGTAATCCCTCTCAAGTATCATTTCTAAAAAATGTATTGCTTTCAATATATCTTCCTTTCCATTCTTGTCGCGATGACGAATGATATACTTTATAGCACAACCTTCAGGATATAGCAATTCGTTCTCTACTACAAACTTACTTGGCTGAATTTTATATTTTTGATAATGTGATCCGCCGTGTTGTTTATCCCAAACTTTCGATGTCATAACCTTTGTCCTCCTGTTTAGCTGTTAGTATGTATAAATTTTGTTTTGTTCTTGTTACCCCAACGTACCAAACTCTTTGTTCTTCATCGTACTTGTCTTGACTTTTTTCTATTGCTTCTCTAATTTTTTTTGTGTTGTCTAAAATTAATAATACGTTTGTTGCTTCGCCACCTTTGGCTGCATGTATTGTTGATAGTTTTACTCTTGCTGGATTATTTAATTTTTCTTCGTTTCTTAATAATTCTCTTATGTATAAACTTTCTTCTGGATCAGATTTAAATTCTTCATACCAAGGTTTGTCTAATTTAAAACCAAACTCTTGTAGATCATACATTCTTTCGTCAGTCATAACCCACTCTATTTCTAAAAATTCAAACAAGTCTTTACATTCTGATAAAGATAATTTGTCTCCGTTGGTCCACCTGGTATAATTTTTAATCGCTGTATACAATCTTGTCTTATAGCTCTTTCTGCCTTTAATTTCAAAGTAAATAGCCATGTCCCGTAATGTAGATTTTAATTTTATTAATTTGTCGTTAGTTCTAGCTAACACTAACCAATCATCACTGTGTAGTGGCGCATCCTCAATAGACGTTATGTAATTCGTGGTCCCTGATTCCGGACGCGGTGCCCATTGTTTTTTAATTCTTCTGTCATCAGGTATTCTACGTAAGATCTGATCGGCGACGTGCTGTACCTGTTGAGGTACCCTGTAAGATTGTGGCAAAATAATGTCTTTTGCAGGCTCGTCCTGGAATCTTTTAACATCTGCACCAGCCCAACCATAAATTGCTTGATCATCGTCGCCAGCTAATATAATATGTTTGGAGTTTTTCTTCAGTATATCGTACATTTTCCACTGAATTGGCGATAAATCTTGTGCTTCATCAACGAATATTACATCATATTTCGGACACAATTCTGCCACATTAAATCTTTCAATCATATCTGTAAAATCTACCAGACCGTAGGCTTGCTTGTAATTATCTACTTCTTCTTTTAAAATTTTTAATTGGTGTTTATCTATGTCTTCAGAATACATGTCTGTATTATATTCTTCTTCAATAGATACGTTTTTAATTCTTGCTGCATTTATAATATTAAAATACTCACTATCAGAATCTACAAAACCAGTCTTCTCTTCTCCATTAGAATAAACTGTAACTTCAATACCTAATTTTCTACCTATATCTTCGTAGTGTTCGTCCTGCATAACCTGGGCTTTCTTCATACCTAACTGTGTAAAGGCTAACGAATGTAATGTTCTAAAATGTTTTAAATTTTTTTTCTGTAAGTTAGGATATGCATCTAACATTCTATCTACTGCCTCGTTGGCAGCTTTAGTTGTAAATGCAAAATAACCTATCTTATCAATAGGTGTACCAAGTTTAACAAATGTCTTTACGTATTTAATAAGTCTTGTTGTCTTACCTGTACCAGGAGGACCCAATATTTTTCTAATCACATTATCTCCGTGTTGTGTTTTAGTTTAGTATGGTTAATAACTATGTCTTCAAACTCTGACACATCAATCATTACAATGTTTTTTGTAGGTGTGTTGTATTTACCTTTCTCTTTTGTTGGAAATCTTTTTTGTTCTAAGAATTGTATGTCACATTTTTTATAATTAACTTTCATCATAACACCTGTCTTATCCTCACTGTACTTCCAATTCTTTGCCCTTAACTTGTCATAAAATTTTTCAAATTTAAAATATGCATAGCCATCTTCTATTAATACTGTTCCTGATTTAAACGATGCATCATTCATGGCTTTAGGTCCATTTATTTTTGCGTGTAATACGTCATGTAGTTTTTCTTTAGGTGATGTACCGATAGGTGGATGCACTAATTTTTGTGTCTTATATAATACTTCCAATACTGTTTGATCTTCATCGCCTTTAATAATTGGTGGCGGAAACCCTGCAGCTTTTGCTATTGCATTTCTACGTTTACGTTGGTCATTGACGTGCTCAATAGTTTTACAATGAACAGTTACCGTTCCAATACCATCTGACTTTGTTACGTCAAACTCATACTCAGGTTCTGGATCTAAATCTATTTTTTTAAGATTAGTTAAAACAGGATAAGCTCCTTTAGATCCTGCAAGTATTCCATATTTTTTCTTTACACATATACCTTTCTTACAATAATCACTAATAGGACTTTGTGTGCAAGTAAAACCTTTTTCTGTCTTAGTCCAGGATCTTACCTTTTGATTTAGGTGTTGTTTGTCCCAAGCATTTGCATGATCTCCAGAAAAATATTTTACTGGTGCATTCATAACTTTTTGTTGCCAGCTATCTGGATATTTCATCTTAACAAAAACATGATAGTTGTACATAAATCTGTCCTTGCCATCAAAACTAGGGTTTTTCATTATCTTACTTAACCTTGCTAGACAAGGTGGTCCTTCTGTAAACTCTTCATCAACACCTTCCATGTCTTGTTTTTCAATAGACTCTGTAATAATTTTTAAATCTTCTGCACTGACTGTGTTGTTTTCAATTACTTTTATAAATTGATCAAAACTAAAAGGCGTGCCATCTAAATTAATTGCAACTCGTTCTGATTTTTTAAAATATGGTAAGTTAATAAAATTACCTTTGTTTATTTGACCTGTCTCATTGTCTTTAGTTAGTTGTGTTTGTTTAGGAAATATTTCACAATCTGGTTTTAATTTAAATAATGGTAATAGATTGCTTAAAAAAGATTTAATTAATGTAGCAGGTATAAAAGAGTTTAAAAATAAATACAAATGCAGACCACCACTTTTAGATAACACTGGTATTAAGGGTAATTTATATTCTTGTATTGTGTCTATAAAAAATTTTTTATCAAAGTCTTCATAATTTTGTGGGTCAATATCTATGACGCCAAATCTTGCTTCTGCATTCTCATTACAAGGTTGCACACCAATAGACTGTGTCCCTTCTAAATGATTTAAATAAACTTTATCTGTAAGTTCTTCGTCGTTCCATCTGTATATCGGTTTCTGCTTTCTGCTTTCTGGGTCAACCTTTAGAGTAGACATATCCGCTACCCCGTAGGCCAGCCTGTATCCTTCAAAAAATTCTATATACTTTTTATCCATAACAATTCTGTTGACGTGGGCCACTCAGTCTCCCTCCTGGCCCACGTTGTGCACTCATTCTCTTAGAGAATTATATAATGCTTGATTCCTTTGGTTTCTCTTCACCATGCTTCGCTTTCACAGCACCTTTAGAGATGCTATCAGAAAACGATTTAGCTTGTTGATAGATACTTGCATCGGTAATTGGACCAACTTTACTAACTTCCCAACCAAACCATGTGCCTTTGTCATTAGACATTTGTGTAGTCTTTAGTTTGTAAATGTGGCTAAAAGATGCCGGTGTATATAAACCGTTTTTACCTTTTAGTTTTATGCCCGACATCATTGAATTCCATTTTCTACTAATTTTTAATTGAGTAGATTTCATGGAGATCAACGCAGTCGATGGACTGTCTCCAGTTATAATTACAAAATGTGATGCAGTCTTCTCAATATAATTACCATTCGGTAATCTATCTTTGTAGTTTGCATCTGGTTTTGTTTTAGACATAATATCAGATGAAGAATCATAGATTGCAACAGGTGCTCCTGGTCCTTCTCCTCTATCTTTCCATTCGATGTACTCGAGTTTGTAAAAGCATGGAATTACATCTATGCCTTTGACTCCGTCGTATAGATCTCCAGAGACAGAATTGAATATCATTCCTGGCTCTGCACCCTCGACATACTTACCATCACGTTTATTAACTTCTGGTGAAAGTTGTCCAAGGATTTTTAAAAAAGGAAGGGCTAGATCTTCTTGACCTATTTTACCCAAACCTTTAGCTGCATCTTCTTCAAAAATATTTGAAGGAAGACCCGCAGCATTTTTCTCTGTTACTTGGTTCATGTTTATTTACTCCTTGTTATTTTTGTTCTGTTGCTTGTGAACAAATTAAAAAGATCAGAGGGCATATCAAGTCCAGCCTCAACACGCTCTCTGACCAATGCTTTAAGTGTCATAGGTTCGACCTTTAATTTCTGGACTGGTTCATAACCTTGACCTTGCGCAAGGACAGCATATTGCTGTGCCTTGTTATCTTCGGAACGTCCAAAAGCAACGGTTATCTCATTTTTAATAAGATCGCCTAGTCCGTTCTCACGAAGCCATTTGTATGCTTCTTCCCTTTTGTCTACTGGGATTGAAGCACCATAAACTGGTTTAACTTCTACTGAAGTTCCATCTGCTAGTTTAAGTGTAGATATATTCATCTCTTGCATCATTGTTGGTATTACTTCTGATGAAACAAGTTCCACTTTTCTTTTTACTTCTTTGAGCTCTTGCTCTTTAACTAAAAGTTCTGCTTCTAGTTCTTGTAATTTGACTACTTGATCGGATAATTTATTGGCATCATTCGCACCATCTAAATCCTCTCGTTGGTCTTTTTCAAAATCAATTGTCATCGATTTCTCCTTTCTCATGTAAGTTTATTTTTAAAGGATAATACATTTTTTCTTGTCTATCCCATTTAAGCAAATTAAATTTGCCATTTGTTAATTCAGAAACAACAGAACATGCAATGCCTATTATAGCAGGATCTCCTGTTAATAGTAGATAATCATCTGGAGTATAATCTTTTAAAAGTTTTCTTAACTTAAAAACTATAGGTCCTGGTGAAAATATTATTTGAGAAAATTCTGGAAGTAGGAAAACAAAATCTCCATATTCTTTTGCGCTCATAATATTAATTTTAGGAGTGCCGGCTTTTGTTCCAGGTAATTCTTGAATAACGTATACTATTTTTTTTCTTTCTAACATTGACAAACAATATAGGATGTTCTATATAATAAGTCAATACAGAAAGAATAAATTATGAAGTATAAATTTAAAACTGAGCCTTATGCTCATCAATTAAAAGCATTAGAGCTTTCTTGGGACAAGCCATACTTTGCCTATTTTATGGAAATGGGTACTGGTAAATCAAAAGTATTGATAGACAACATAGCTATGTTATACGATCAAGGTAAGATCAATGGTGTCTTAATTGTGGCACCAAAAGGTGTATATAAAAATTGGTATGAACAAGAAATACCTACACACATGCCAGAACACGTTGAATATGTAGATGTATTGTGGCAAGCAACTATTAATCAAAAACAACAAAAAGAATTAGATAAGTTATTTACACCAGGAGAAGATTTACATGTTTTAATTATGAATGTAGAGGCTTTTTCAACTGCAAAGGGTGTAGAATTTGCAGCTAAATTTTTACGTTGTCATAGAACTATGATGGCTATTGATGAATCTACAACTATAAAAAATCCTGACGCTAAAAGAACTAAACATATATGTAGTTTAGGAGAATATGCACAATACAAAAGAATCTTAACAGGATCTCCCGTAACCAAATCACCATTAGATTTATACAAACAATGTGAGTTTCTTAAAAAAGAATTATTGGGTCATACATCTTATTATACCTTTAGGACCAGGTATGCTAAAATGAAGACAGCTAATTTTGGCGGCCGATCCGTGCAGATTGTAGTGGGTTATCAACATCTTGCAGAATTATCAGATAAATTAAAAGTTTTTTCTTATCGAGTATTAAAAGATGATTGTTTAGATTTACCTGAAAAAACATTTATTAAACGTATTGTACAACTTACTCCAGAACAAAAAAGAATATATTTACAAATGAAACAATTTGCTTTGTCTCAAATGGACGGCAAGATTATGACTACAGCTACCGTGTTAACTCAATTAATGAGATTACAACAAATTACTTGCGGTCATTTTATGGCAGATGATGGCACCATGAAAGAAGTAAAGTCTAATAGATTACCCGAACTTATGGATGTATTAGAAGAAATAGAAGGTAAAGTTGTTATATGGGCCCATTGGCAAAAAGATGTACATAGGATAATCCAGGATGTTTCTAAAAAATTTGGCGAAAATAGTTTTGTAGATTATTACGGTTTAACACCTATGTCAGAGCGTCAAAAAAATATAGAAAAATTCCAAGATCCAAACTCATCGGTTAAATATTTTATTGGTACTACACAGACTGGTGGTTATGGTATTACATTAACCGCAGCGTCTACCATGATATATTATTCTAATGGTTATGACCTAGAAAAAAGACAACAATCAGAAGCAAGAATAGATAGGATAGGGCAAAAATATCCTATGACTTATATCGATATTATGTGTGAAGATACTGTTGATGAAAGAATTGTTAAAGCCTTAAAAAAGAAAGTAGATATTGCTAGTCAAATTATGGGTGAAGAATTAAAAGATTGGATTTAACCTACGACTTTTCCTCCGGACCATTTCATTTCTGGTAAACCGTTTTCGTAAGACTTCCCGTCGTAAGTTAAAACTTGTTTTCTGTTCGCACCTTTTTCATTGTAGGACACGTGAACCCAGCCACCCGCGGGGTCGTCTTTTTTGTAGAACTCGAGGATTAATTGATCGAAGTCACAGTTGTTTTGAATCCAATAAGCTGTTTGAATATTAGGCACTCCTGCTATTTCGAAGTCGACCGCTTGGCCCTTAGCATGCTGACTCGTTTTTTTCGAGCCGATAGCTTCGCAAAGTGCTTCCGATCTGTAACCAGAGGTAACAGTAATGTT